CACCCATGTTGTCTATTGCATCTGCAACTTCTCTTGGTATAACAGTTGAAGGTTGTTTAGGTACAATAAGTTCTGGACCGTCTTCACCAACGATTGCCGCTTGTCCTTGTGGTAGTGCACCACCTCTCTGCATTGTCTGTGCTCTAATAGTAGCAACCTGTGCAAGTCCTGATGCAACTGTTGCCGCCGCCGCAATAAAGTTAAAGGGTGGTGGATAAGTTGCAAGTGCTTTGGTTGCACCTTGATATGTGTTTACAATAGCAAGTGCAATTGCCGCCGCTTTCTGTGCCGCAAAGAATTTTTTGTTGACTTTGCTTAGTCCTTCAAACATTGTTACGCCTTGTTCAAGAGCAAATTGTGTTTTACCTAATTCGCTCATTTTTTCAAATTCAATTCTTTTATCAACAATGTCTTTTAGTCTTTCATTTCGTCCTATTTCTTTTAATAAACCTGTATCAAACATCTGTTCTAAATCAGACATTTTCTTTCTTTCATATGTCAATTCACGGAATATGCTTTTTTGTAGTGCTTTTTCTTTTGCATCTAAATATTTTAAGTATAAATCTTGTCTTTGATTTAAAAATTCTAATTCTTGCGCAAGTGTATCTTGTTGTATACTTTTTAAGAAATCTTCACCACCAGGAATAGCACTTTCTACTTGTGTTTTAGATAACTCTTCATATGCTTTTTCTAAATCTAAAATACGTCTTGTAAATGCAACAATACTTGTTTCTTCAAATCCTTCCCGTAGTCCTTTTTGGAAATTTTTAACGCTTTCTGTAAGGTCAGCTACATTACCTGTTGCATTGTTTGCCGCATCTGACATTTCGTTTGTAGAATTTGTTTGATCGTCAGTTGCTTTGCGTGATTGTACAAGTGCTTCATATTGTTCTCTTGCTTTGGCGTTTGCTTCATCATAACTTATTCCTGCCGCTTGATATGCTTGTGTTAATTCTGCTATAACACCTTGTACACTTTCACTTGCACTTTGAGCAAGTTCTGTAGAACTTACATAGTCAACTATTTTTTCTGTAGTATCTACAACTGCTGTTGAAACAGCTTCGTATCCATCTACCACAAGATTTTTTAAACTTTCTCTAACTTCTTTGCCTGATGTTTCTACTTCATCTAAGAAAGGTATAAATTGTGCAATAGCATTATAACCTGATATTACACTATCAACAAAACCATCAAATATACCAGTTAAGAAACCTATTACTCTGCCTAAACTATCTTTGAAGAATCTTGCAACACTGGCCGCTATTTCTCCTAATTTATTGAGTACAGCGCCTACTTGTGCAATAGTTCTGCCTAACCCATTCTCCATGCTTAGATATGTAATTGCACTTGCTGCCGCAACAGCTATAAGGCCAATTGGATTTCTTGCAAGTGCAAGTGTCATTGCTTTTATACCGCTTGTAACACCTTTTAGGATTGCAATCAAACCAGCACCACCTAAAACAGCGCCTGCAATTTTAGCACCTTCAATAAATTGTGCCATTGTAAAATTATTTTCTTTTAAGAATTCTGTGACTTTGAAAATTGCAAAACCAACTTCTTCACCTAAGGTTCCTGCTAAATCTTTTGTACCAATAACAGCATCCTGCATAAATTTAGTAAATTCTGTAAGGGCGGTTTTGAATCCACCTTCACCAAATGCTTTTTGTACAAGACTTACATTATCTTGTAAATTAGATAGTGCGCCTGACAGTGTATTTGCTTGTCTTTCTAAAGATCCTGCAAATTCTGCTTCACCAATGTCTTCAATAAATTTAATGATAGCTTTACCATCATTTTCAATTTCGTGTGCTGTACCTCTAAAGTTTACAGTTAGTTTATCACCTTCAGTTTTTACTTTGATACCTAACTGTTTAAGCATTTCAAATTCGCCTGTTGTAGCATTGAACACTGCCTGGGCAACCGTGTCAATTCGTTTGCCCATACCAGCGGCAATATTACCTACATTGGTCATAAACTCTGTAGTAGGTTGTAAACCTGCGTTTTTGAAAGTGATGAAAGCATTTGTCACTTCATCTAATTGGAATGTTGTACCTGCTGTAAAATCTTCAATTAATTTCATTGAATGTGCAGCTTTTACAGCATTACCTTCAATTGTAATTAAAGTTTGTTCTAAATCTTCAAAGGTTCTTATAGTGTTTACAGTAGATCTAATGATGGCAGCACCGCCTACCGCACCAAGTGCAGCAACAGCTAAACCAGCAATTTTATTGATGCTGATAAGACTACCTTGTACTTTATCAAGTCGTCTATCTATATTTTGTAAGGCAGTTTTTGTTTTATCTACTACTCTTACTTCTATGTCCTGTCTTGCCACCGCTCATTGACTCCTTTGCTTTATCACTTTGTAGTTGGAACCATTCCATCCACATTTGCATTTCAAGGACGTCGAGTTGAACCACTTCTTTGATGGGCATATGCAGAGTTTCTGCAATGCGCATTATCAATTGAAGCTCAACGTCCTCCTTTAGTTTTTTCCCACGGCCTCATATTCTGAAGTCGCAGAATTTAGTTCTGTAGCAACACGGATTAAAACTTGTGGGTCAACTTCATGCATTAGTGCATTTTTGTCAAACTTGTTGAACAAAGGTTTTCCATCTGGATCAAGAGCTTTTACTAAAATGCTCTCTACCAATGCTTCTACAGTTTTACCCTGTGTTTGCAATTCAATTATTTTACTTTCAGCGGCAAACGGATAGCTGCCTCTGTAGTAGATGTCTGTTTTCCATTCTGGTACAGACATTTTGTTTAGTTCGCCATTCAATTTTGATTTGAAGTGCGTTTTTGCGTTGTCTAAAACACTCATTTATACTTTCTCCTTTGTATCTCCCGTATGGTAGGTCCTAAGATACCACGCGGTGCTTGTTTTGAGCGGCCTCTTTCTAATTGGTCAATATAGGACACGCGGTTGACGATGCGTTTATCATTACCCGCATCTTCGAGGCGCCAACCACGCCTTGCTTGACCCTTGTCTATAGGGGTTTTGCTTTGTGCAATCCTAATAGTGTCGTCCGCCACTTTGGAAATAACACGGTCTAATTCTTTTTCTAAACCGTTCATCACCTGTTTAGTGCCTCGAACCCTAATACTAAGCATACTATGCCTTATGCGTTGTATGCTGAAACATCAAGAGCACCTGTGCCCTGGAAGTTTACAGTACATGTTACTAAGTCATCAAATGATGCTGTTCTTGATACTGATGTGACAATAACCTTGCCTGTGAATTTTTCACCAGCACTTGTGCTTGGGTAAAATTCTACATATAGATCACCATCGTTGTCTGGACGGAATCCGTCACTTGCTGCTGTATGTCCATCGTCATAAACGACTTCCATTGATCCAGTGAAAGAATGTAATCCATTCTTGTATGTTCTCGCTGCATCGCCCATAACAGTGTCTTCAATAACATCTTTAGTATGTTCTACTGTCCATGAACGAACTTCAGCAATCGCACTTTCACCGGCACTGTCTGAACCTAATTTAACGGTTCCGTTTTCACCTGTGTATGTTGCCATAGTTTAGTCCTCCTCTTTTGGCAGTTCGTCGTCGAAGTCTTGAGTCCAATCTTCTTCAACTTCTGTTTCGTCGATTGAAATCGCCTCTTCATCCGACTGTTTTGAAGTCACTTGAGCGTCAGCTGTAATTTTGTTCTTACTTGCTTTTGCTGGTGACTTTTTTTCTGAAGCAGGTTCCATAGTGTACCCTACTTCAAGAAATCTATCTACGCGGTCCTCTTGGATTAGTTCCCAAGTACCGTCTTTCCACATCTTTACATATTTTATTGGCATTATACTGCTCCTTTTGTAAATGAATATTGAACTTCCGCTATTATTACAAATTCACCCAATGGCGGAGTTCTGTCTATTACTTCTATACTGGTAACATGGGTGGTAGAGGCACGCAAAGCACTTAGTTCGCGACTTCTATCTGCGTTTAGTGCTTCTTCAATTCTTTCAATTAGTTCATTGCGTTTTTCATCAACACTTTGAACTGTGCCTTTGCGTCCATCAGAGCGTACTATGCCTCTGATAGTGACTTCTATAGTACCACGTCTTAGTCCACCCATAGCGTAATCTTCGCGGGTTTCGTCTCCTGTGGTAATCAATACTGCTGGAAATTGTGTGATTGCAAGTTTTTCAACATCAAAAGGTTCTCTTGTAATAAATCTTGGTTTAGGAGGCGACATGTCCTCTAAAACTTCTATGATGTTGCGAACTACGTCTTCTCTGTTGCTCATCTACCTTACCTCTTAAGGCGTAGATAATGAGTAGGTTCCTTTTCTGCGTCACTTACTGTGCCTGAAGAATCCAAATCATATTCAACACCATCTCTTAGTACAAGATCAAACTCTCTGTTGTATTCTTGTCTGTAGAATTCCATCTTTCTTTCAAAGATGTCTAATTCTGGTTCAAATTTTGCTAATTTAGGATAGATATGGAAACCAAGTGCATGATAAGCTGTTGCTCTTGTGAGCTGACTTGCTGTGTATAAGTCTTCGTCTGGTTCAAGATTTGTACCTGTGATGTATTTTACATCATACATGCCGTGTGCCTGTGTTGGCCACCACTGTATACGCAAATCACGCAGGACATCTTCCTGTGCTTTTGCTATTTCTTCTTCAAAATCCGGAATACCGTAATCTAATATATCAGGTTCATAGTCTTGAACATCTGCTATCGTAGCTAATGTTATTGCCATGGAGTACTGCTCCTTTGTAATAATAAGTGGTCCTTCCACCTATCCTTGTTGTAATGTTATTTATATGTAATATGAAAATAGGGCGCAAAAACGCCCTATTCTCTGTACTTAGGTTATAAAGAATTATAACTGTGCGTCGCCGATGATACCAACGCCATATGTATCAAATAGCTCACTTACGCCGTATGCCATAGAACCAACATATTCTGTTGCTCTTAAGCTCGCGTCTCTTTGCTCTTCAATACGCATATCACGCTTGACCATGTATGCCATAGCATCGCTTGACATAATAGCACCAACAAATGCACCAGCACTATCACCAGATACAACAGTTGACTCAAATAGGTCTACGCCAGCAATTCTGCCAACGAAACCGTCTTGTAGTGCAATGTTACCTACATCACTTAGGTTGTGTGACATAGTTGTACCAGCGTTAGTTAACTGCTTCTTGATTTGGAATGCTTGGTATGGGTGTAATACACCAACATAGTTTCCAGGAGCATTGTTGTTTCTTAGGATAGCTGCAGCTTTGAAGATATCTTCTACAGTGATTTCAGCGGCACCTGATCCAACAGTGTTTGAAAAACCACTGAATAGGTTAGCTAAGTCTGTGTCTACTTTAACTGCCATACCTTCACCAATCTGACGACCAATAGCTGCTGCTACGTCTTCTGCAGCACCTTCTTGTGCAATGTCAGTTAGTGTAACCAATACACCTTTTTCAGCTGCTGTAATTGTAGCTACGTCAGTTGAAAATGTAGTTGGTGTAGTGATGTCACTACCTTCAGTTAAGTCTGAAGCTGCGATTGTTCCGTATTTTGGAACCTGTGCAACTAAACCTGGTGTTCCCACCATGTTGTAGTTACGAACCAGCGGACGAATCACTGTTTGCTCAGAAAGAGTGAAAAGCGCCGCTTGAACTATATTTGCATATAGATCATTAAGGGTTGTTGAAGTTGAATTTGCCATAATTAATCTCCTTTAGATAGCAAAATTATATACGGACTCCTTTTGCTCGCATTATCTCTCGATATTGTGCGCGATGTTCAGGATTTTCCATATTAAGTTTCAGAACATCATTATCTACCACAGGAGTTTGCTTGCCTACACCTTGTCCAGTTCCAGAACCATTTGGTCCTGCACTTACAAAATGCGGATTTGCACTAAGGAATTCATTTACCAGGGAGGATACTGCAACTGGGTTACCCTTGTCATCGTATCTAACCTGTCCGTTTTGATCTACAACATCAACAGTGCCTGCTTCATTTAGTCTAAGCTGTCCTTTTAGTAGTGCAACCACTTGCTGTGGATTCACTGCTTTTTGACTGCTTGCTTCATTTAGCAATGCGCCATCTACTTTGATAGAATGCAATTCGTTTTGATAAGTTTCTATTTTAGAAGTAAACTTTTCAGCTTGCTCTTTCAATAGTTTTTCAAATTCACCACGCTTTTCAAGATCTTGTTGGCGTGCTGTTTCTTGCTTTTCTACCAGCTCATTGTAGAGATCAAGATCTACATTTGAATATTTCTTTTCAAACTTAGTTCTTTCTCTTTGTACCCTTTCTGCTACAATACGATTTACTTCGTCTTGTGACAAAAGGTTTTCCTTAGTTTCCTGCGTTTCTGCTACCTGTTTTTCACCTTGGGGTTGAGCAACAGTCTGCTCCGTTTCATTAACCGCTTGTTCTGCGTCCATATTATACCTCTTTTCAATTGGTTGAGTTCTACCACCTGCCCTTGACAGTGATGTAATTATTTAGCAATATTTGCTAAAAACCGTTTATTTACGGCGTCTTCCGCCGCGACTTGTTTTTTTCTTTTTCTTTTTTCCACCACGCATTGCCATGATTCTTGTCTCCTCTGGTTTAAAACGAGTGCGATTTTTATAACTTCGTCCAATAACGCCCCCTACTACTGAACTACCCGTTACTGCCATAAGGATATACCTAATGCCAGCATTGCTATTAACCATGTTGTACAAACACCATACAGAGTCCATCTTGTATACATTTCAATATGCTTAAGGTGATTGTTTGCTATGGTATCTAACAATCTTTCAACTTTAGTCAATCGTTTTTCTACTTTGCGATATTCATCCATCGTTTTCTACCCCTTCCCAACTTGGGTGTGGGGTAGAATAATATTCTTTTAGTTCTTTGCTTCTTAGTAATATTTCTTTGCGTCTTGCTCTGCAAAGATGAAACAATTCTAAAAGATTATTTCGTGCCCTCACGCCTGCTCTTCTTGAATCTTTTTGTTCAAACTGTTTTATGTTTTTGTTATAGTCAACCAGAACTTCACGAATCCTTTTTTCAGTGCCGTGTATAAAGTCTCTATCTGGTACGAACTCACCCATTATTCTCTTCCTCTGATTCTTCAGATTCTTCTTCAAATAGTTCTGCAAGTTC